ATACAATTCATGTTTGTTTATGGAACTTGGATTAAAAGTATTGATATAGAATGTTCCTTTTTTATTTAATTTTATATCTGGATGTCTGTAGAACGCAAAATGACTTTTATCCTCAACCCTCGCTGATTTTACATCATAGTCATCTTCTTTTTTAATTTCACCATGGAAATATTTTGAGTATGTATCTTTTACGATTTCTTTTTTAAGTTTTTGAATATCATCTAAGACATCTTTTTTATTTTTATAATAATCATCTTTTTCATTTTGAATATAGTTATCAATGTCACCCTTCCCTATTTTCTTTTCTAATTTCTTTTTTTCTTTTTTAATCTTTTTTATTTCATCCATACCATATTGAAATAATTTTTCAGGTGTTAATTCTGGTAAAGTTTCTATTTTACAAATATATTTATATTCGTCTTTACCTCCTTTATACTGATGTAATCCGCATTTTTTTGAAGCATGTTGTAAATATTCATCTATCAAGAAGTCATTTAGTTTTTTAAGATTAACGACAAGATATTTCTCAACAGCATCATTCCATGATTTTTTAGATATTTTTATATCCTTTGTATGTGTATATGATTTTGTTTTTAGTATTTCATTAATATTATCAATCATCTCACTAACTGTTTTATGATATAATGTAACCTTATCTCTTATTCCATATTTCATTTTTTTTATAATTTCATCTGTTATTTCATCAAGTGATTTTAATCTTTTTAAAAAATTAATATAGTCAATCTTACCTCTGAATGTATACCAACCCTCTCCAGAACAGTCCCCAGCATAATCTATAAGTATGTTACTACGTATATTAATTGGCATGTAGTAATAAATTAAATAATTTTCTTCTAAATTGATACTTTGTTCTAAATTATCTTTTAAAATTTTCTCATAAAATGAGAGTTCTTCTTTCTTTTTCAACTTCTTAAGAATGTTTTTATCGTTTTTATTTATTTCACTATAGTATTTTTCAGAATATATATTTGGTTGTATATGATTTTTATCTTTCCACTCATCCCTTATAAAGTAATCGTTAATAGTAGGGTTCAAAGTATGTATAGATTGGATATATTCTTCAAAAATAGGATTATCCATATTACTATATAAAATATATTATATATCATCTAAATCAACAATCCCTTCATCACTATTTTCTTCTTTTAAAAATGGATTATCACCTTCAATTTCTTCGTCACTTTCATCACTTGCTCCTGGAATAGTCATTACAAAGTCAACACCATCATCTTGTTCATCGTATGGGTTATCGTCACCAAGGCGGAATGATTCCGGTATTTCTTTATCAGACTTAAGTCTTTTAGCGTGACTCTCTTCATATGAATCAATTATATCGCAAATATCATCTTGCCATTCTCTGATGGAAACGAGAACTAATTGACCTTGATTAATAAATTTGCGTTTTCTCATAGAACCACATAAAATGGCCGCTCGGATTTTACCATCACAACACGATACATCAAACCGACAATTACCCTTACACCTGGTAACTTTCGCATATTCTTGACCCTCCTCCTTATATCTCAGTGATTTATTTTCAGAACCATAGTTCTTATTTTTCTTGTGCTTCTTACCTCCTTTAGTATTCTTAGGCATAAAAAAAGTTGTATTTCTATATATAATACGTGTCTTTATTTTAAGTAGTTAATTTATGATTCTCATTCTCTCAGACACTGCACCCTTCAATACATATGGGATCCAATCTTGATCCCCTTTCCATTCAGTGAAAAGTAAAAAGTCTCCAAATGCCTCAATTACTTCTTTATCAGGATGATTCATATAGTCTAAATCATCTATATTTTCCACCATTTCTTTGAATGTCATATTTCTCTGACCAATCTCAGTTTCTATTCTCATAAACCCTCTTCGGAAAAACAGTATTTTTTTCATGATAGTCTTGTGGGCCCTCCATTTTTCCGAACCATAAGGGAGTGGGAAATCAATCGGAATCCCAGGCATTTTTTGGAAATTCCTTTTCTTATATAGACCGTTAATTGCTCCCCATCTATTGGATGTAGACATTCTTAGGGATTCGTGCCATCTCTGATGACCTGGGTCTTTGAGATATGCTTTTGATGACAAACGACTGATGTAAAAGGATATATTCGGATCATTGAGGATATGGAGGAGAAAGAGATAGATATACTCGGTGCTCGCTGGGAGAGAGACGACCCACTCTGGCATTTTTGTTTCTTTTGTTTTAAAATGTAATTTTAAACATATTCAAATTTAAAATTATTCAAAATATATTCGCAGGAACATGAGTATATTCACAGAAGAAACTGAGCATACACCTGTGTCTTCCATCAAGCACAGTATAATATGGTGTTTCTTTAAATCTACAGAGTTTTACAGGATCTAGTTCCTTATTTTCTTTAAAATCTTTTTCAACCTTATCCCATTTATAGAGTTGTGTTTCCACGCCATTATTCACAGTCTTTACCTTTTTTTCTAAAAGTATTTTATGACACTTTTGTCGTCCCATAAATTCCATGCCTGGATCAAGTATTATATTATCCATTGATAAAAATATACAGTTTTCATTTTTTTCTCCATTTTCCTTTATACTTGCCACTGGGTAATGTGTCATTTCTTCCATTTTAAATTTGATTATTTTAAAACATATATATTATATCAAATTTAGAATGTATCTTCTTATTACTGAATCACCTGCAAAGGCAAAAAAAATCCAAGGGTTTTTAAATGGAAATTATAAAGTCCTTTCATCGTGTGGTCATATTCGTGATTTAGAAAAAAAGAAAACAAAAGTTTATGGTGATCCAACGGGGTTTGGTATTGATGTTGACAATGATTTTAAACCCAAATATGTTATTATGTCAGAGAAAAGAGATATTGTTAAAAATCTAAAATCTGGATCAATTGACCGTGAAGTAATATTTGCTGCTGACGATGATAGAGAAGGAGAAGCAATAGCATGGCATACAGCAAATGTTCTAAAATCATCTGTTAAAAAAGAAAACCGTATTATTTTCAGAGAAATATCTAAAACTGCTATTATTGAAGCACTTAAATCACCTCGCAAAATTGATATGAATGAAGTAAATTCACAACAAGCACGTAGGATTATTGATAGATTGATTGGATTTAAATTATCCCCATGTCTTTGGAAAAATATAAGTACAAATGAAAAAGGTCTATCTGCGGGTAGAGTTCAAAGTGCCCTTCTTAATCTTCTTGAAAAAAGAGATGACCATATTAGAAATTTTGTTCCCGATGAAGTGTATACAATTGAAGGTTCATTTTGCGAAAATGATAAGAAATGTCTATTTACAAAAAAAAGTGATATAGATACGGAAGATCTTTTTGAAACTTTTGCTCAAGACCGCACTTTTAAGAGATCATCAGTTGAAGAAAAAAAAGTAAAGGATTATCCCGAAAAACCATTTATTACTTCAACCCTTCAACAAACAGCATCAAGGTCATTTGGATTTTCAATTAAACAAACAATGAATATTGCTCAAAAACTTTATGAAGGTGGGCATATTACTTATATGAGAACAGATTCTATGTACATTTCGGATGAATTTTCAAAGAAAGTTAAAAAATTTATTGGTGATAAATTTAACGCATCAGATTATTGTAAACCAGGTGCTAAAAAAGTTAAGGGTGCTCAGGAAGCACACGAGGCAATTAGGAATACTAGTTTAACAAAACCAAGTGACCTTGAACCAATTGATATGAAACTTTACAATCTAATTTATGATAGAACCGTTACATCGCATATGAAACCTTGTGAAAATCTAATTTATAAGGTTAAAATTTCAAATGAATATATACAAAACGATGGTTATTTTACAGCAAGTCATAAAAGAATGATGTATCCCGGTTATAAGATTTATTATGATAATTCATTGAAACAAGAAGAAAAACCAGAAATAAATGAAACTTATAATTTAGAAGAATGTATTGCTACACAAAAACCAGGGAATTTTCCACAATACTACGATGAAAGTTCAATTGTAAGTCTTCTAGAAAAAACAGGTATTGGTAGACCATCAACCTACTCTGCGATTGTAAGCACTCTTGATAACCGTAAATACACTGAAAAACGAGAATACAAAGAACCTGACAAAGAAGTAAAAACCCTTACTCTTACAAAAGAAGATGAAATGATTGAAGAAGAAAAAACAGTCAAAGGGAATATACAGAAAAAGAGAATACTCCTTACTCCTCTCGGACTCAAGGTTTTAGAGTATCTTAGAAGTTATTTTATGAATATTATTCATGAAACATTTACATCGCAAGTAGAGAATGATTTAGATTTAGTAGCAAATGGAGAATTAAATTATGTGGATGTTATTCGTAAAGTTTATGATTCTTTCGTATCTATTGTAGATGATCAAATGAAAAATATAACTCGTAATGTAATTGATATGCCACTGTTGGGAAAAATAAAGGATAATGAAATATTCATAGGGGATGGTAAATTCGGACCTTATATGAAAATCACAGGTAAGAAAGTTAAAAATATGAATATATCAAATTATCTTAAATTAGTAAATAAACGGTCCGAAGATTTTACAATTGAAGATGCTGAGAAAGTTATGTCTTATCCAAAAAAAATTAATGATAGTATCTATATCTTCCTAGGACCCCATGGTTTCTATATGAAATATAATGGAACGATCTTTACAATTGAACAGAGACCAGACGGAGAATATAGCGAAGAGTATTGTAGAAGTCTAGTTTAGTAAAGATCTAAACAAATAACCCACTGCGAAACCAAATACTAGAATTGTGCCATCAAGTAATTGAACCTCTAGATCGTTAATATTTTCCCTTCTAGGAGAGAGTCCCCGTTGTTCATCCCTAGGAGATGGTGTTCCTGGTTCATCGTCCACTCCATCATCCTCACCATAAAGAAGAAGCGGATCATTTATCTTCCAATTCGGCATCTTTTTGTTTAGTATTTGTTTATAATCGTGTATTTATATTTTCAAATTTAATAGGTATAACTTAACGTCTAGTTGACCGTCTAGCACTCTTTCTTGCAGAGCGTCTAGTTGACCGTCTAGTTGACCGTCTAGCACTCTTTCTCGCAGAGCGTCTAGTTGACCGTCTAGCACTCTTTCTCGCAGAGCGTCTAGTTGACCGTCTAGCCCTCTTTCTCGCAGAGCGT